ACCATTTCGTGAGTGTGCCGACGATAATTACATACCAGATGAAGTACCACTTGGTGGACCTTACCACTTTTACTTCGGTTTAAGAACTGGTAAAAGTTCTTGGAATAAATTTATTAAAAACTTCGGTCCGTTATGATAAAAAAGAAAATTGTTGCACCAAGTAAACGTTATAAAAAGGCGGAATCTGAAGATTTAACTTTAAGAATAAATTTTGAAGAGGATAAGAGTTTATTAAGGGAGGGTGATAAAAATATAGTTTTAGACATTGCAGAACTTTATAGAAAGGAACGTAATGAAAGTACCAAATATAGAATTTATGGTAAAATGAATATGGTGTTTAGAAACACATATAGCGGAACTACCACATACGATCCTTTACGTAACAACCTTTATATTATAGGTGATGGTCTTGATGGTGATTTTACGGGACACTTACCATATAACGAATTTGCATTCATTAGAAACGATTATGTTAGAGAAGTCTCCATTTCAACAGGTACTACAATGGGGACCTATGATCCCAATATATTTATAACAGGTGATACCACACATAGAGTGATAAATGAAATAGACTCTGCATCTACAAATTGGAATGTGTTTTTATCATATGTCTATGATAAAGACTCAACACACCAAATGAAGTATACTTTGTCGGGAAATACGGAGTATAGTTTTACAGCATCTAATGGAGTACCGTTTAGGATAACGGAGTATCCGAACTACTACGAACTTACAAGTCCAATACCACATAATATGAAACAGGGGGAATTCGTAATAGTTTCAGGAACTTCAATAAGTAGTGGTACCGAATTGGATAGAATATTCCCAATATCTTCAGTAGGTAATGAAATATTTGACTCTGAGAAATATGTATTAATCATACAAAAGTCAGCACTATCTAATTCACAAACAATGAGTGGGGTGGTTTTCGGTAAAAGATGTATAGACAAATTAAGAATGTCGGGAACAACATCTGAGTATTATGTTCATAAACACAAAATACTCACAAATACCGACGACTGTATAATAGATAGAACAGGTTTTGAAACACCTGTTTTTGAAATAGAAAGAAAATTACAGTTTGAAACCGCAGACAATAGAAATGATGTGTATACAGTACAGAATAGACCTGAAACGGTTCTATTTCATTTTAAAGATGAGATAGACATAAATGGTCTAATAAATAATTTAGGTTATACAATAACGGACCTTTATGTAACGAAAGTGTTTAAAAATGGTAATGGATATTTCCAATATCCCCCAAGACACGGTTATAAATTTCATTTTCATAATAATTGGGTGGATAATCATTTTGATACTTCATTTTCAGGGTCAGACTCAGGACTACAATCAACCAACTTTAGTAATAGTGGTTTTACATTTACAAAAGGTACTGAACTTCAGAAAGATGATGAGATATTAGGTGCATTTGTGGAATACAATAAAGAAGATTTTAAAGAAACTATATTGTCTGAGTCGTTTCATAAATACACAATTGATTTTAACATTTTTAATCACGGACAAATAGATCCAAGTGTCGGATCAACCGTAACAAATCCTTTAGGGTTATACTACCAACCTCACCAAAGGGTTAAATTAAGAGAATTATCACCATACGTGGAGACCGCAAATACGGATCAAATATATGGACTACCTGAGAACTCTGTTTACGATGAATATAGGGTTTTATGGAAATGGAGAGATTTATATGACCATGGTTATATTGATCCCGATGGGTTTGGAACAAACCACCCATTTACAAATGGACAACATTACGTCAAATCTGACATAAACTTTTACCTTAGAAATGAGGAGACCTTCATGAATAAAAGTGATGGTTTAACTAATTTCAGTGAGGATAACGATGGAATATGTTAGATGAAAATTAGATTTAATCAAAATAATAAGAACTTATTAATCAATAAGGAACAAAACTTTAAAACTGATGCTGGGTGGGATGAGAATTTTCAGTCATATGAGGATGAGGTTTTAAAAGATATTATAAATCCTGTTGAGAACTACGAAACTAATAGGTATGTTCATAAACCTTACGTTTCTACAATAGGTCAAGCACCTGGTTCAGGAGACACGTCAGCTCCTGACGGTAGTAATGATTCCGCATTTTCAACATCATTATTTACAACTACTGTTAGTTCCGTAGAACAAACTGATATATGGTTTTACTTTTATTTTAAAAACCCATCGAATGTCTACACATTAGATTATAAAAATGTAGGTATTACCCAAACAGATAAATTAATGGCTAACTTAAAATATAGTTTTTTTAGGTTAGAGTTTTATAAAACCCCCAATAACGAACCACCTAACAGATCTAATAGGAGATTGGTTTTTGCAAAAAATTTAGCACCCGCGGTTGGAGAAAGAGCAACCTTTGAAAATAAGTTTGAGAAAATGTATGTACCTGTATTTTTCGGTTCAAGTATGAGAAACAAAGAGAACATGTATCTTTTTTGGTTCCATGATGATACTGTTTTAGAAGAGACAGAACTTACGGGAACTACTTTCTTTATGACCGCAAAGTTCTACAATTCTTTTGATGGTAGTAAGGTACCATTTGCAAATAAAGAAATAACAGACACTTCGAGCATTGTAGAAGAACAAGATCTATACTTCCAAGTAGAGATGGATAGGACCAACACACCCACATACCATTACACTATTTCAGAATACAATGGAACTTCCCCATACACATCAAATCGAAAGGGTATGAGTGGAGACCCTATAAAGTTTTATGAAATACCGACAGTGGTTGATAGTGTTCCTCCACCAAATTCTTCAACACCTGACGACTCTAATACTTCAACTGATTAAATGATGAATAAGAATTATTATAAAATACTAAAATCAATCACTGGTACAACATACCATTTACCAATATACTTGGACAGTAAAGGTTATGAGATGGGTGGAATGGTTGGATTCGAAGGAGATATTGAACAAGTTGAACAAATAACGAACTTTAATTACCAACATACAGGTGGTAATACGATTAGATTATATAACTCAGTTAATAGGGATGCATTAAGAATAATTAAAAATGAAAATTTTTCTATTGATTGGGGTGATGGATCGGTAGATACCATTGGTGTTGGTCTTGGTAATAGTTTGGAATATAAACAACATACATTTCCTTCTTCAGGTACTTATAATGTGTCTATTGGTTTAACTAATAATTGGACTCAGAAAAAAATAACAAAAAAAATTACAGTACCCGAAAACACAACAGTGAGTAACTCTAACGGATCTTTTGGACCATTTATATTACCGTATACTACGGGAGTTACTATCACCCAAGATTACATAAATGATTTAGATTATGTAGAAAAGGACTCAGACGGACCAATATATTTTGCGGCTAAGGGGAGAAGTAGGTTAAGTGAATTAAAGAGATATGGAGAAAGTACTTATCAAGGAACAACAGTAGGTACCGACGGTGTGGGTAGTTATACGGGGTATACTATAGATAATTTATCATATAAGGATTATGATGACGGAATAACAACAATAACGGGAACAACAACAGATTTTCAAAAAGAAGAGGTCTTTAATGAGATGTTAACGAGAAACGAACATTTCATTGGATTTATTGACGAACCAACCATTTTTTCCGACGTATTTGTTGAAAGAGGTAAACAAGGGGTTTTGGAAATGAACCTCAGATTAGGAGAAATTGATAACGTAGGTGAAATTGATATCTACGGAAATGGATTTTTCCAAGTTAAAAAACAATAGAATAATATTTATTAATTAAAAGGATATGGCAGTAGGTAGTTATGGTACAGTTAGACCGGCAGATGTGTCACCAGCAGACGTAGAAATTTTCTATCATTACGTTTCGGGGAGAACATCCGACGCACCTGTACAATTTAAAAAATTAAATTCAGAAGATATATTAACACCTGTCTATCACAATTCAGATACGACGGACGCGGCTAACGCACCCGACGTAGAAATTTTAGGTGGGTTATATAATTTAAAGTTAGATACGGCGGACTTTGATGAGTTAGGTATATATACCTTACATCTTAGACCTAAACAGATAAGGACATCTATAACTGATTGTGGGGTGTTAGCATCATTACCATCGGTAAGAGGAATTATTATAGATCTTAGTAATGTACCTGCCACAGATAGAAATAAGTTTAACCCTCAAGGGTTGGTTGGATACAGAGTTGAGTATTTGAATAGTGACGGAAGTAAAACCCCTAATTTTTATAGAGTTGTTACATCCTCATTCTACTGTACTCCTATTACATCAAACCTGACGAGTACAACTCAAAAGGCGATAAGATACCAATACACAGACCAAGCAACTAATTTGTTGTTTTTAACGGTAACCCCGTCATCAGCACCATCAAATAGACCAAATACGGTACCTTTTATAGGGGAACCATCTCAAAATATAATTCTATCAAATACATTCTTTAACCCTACAACGGTTGAGGTTGAAATGGTAGAACATGACGAGACAACATTAGCATATGCATTCTATGGTAATCAGACTAAATCTATCTCTGATGGAATATATACAATCTATACCGCAGAAAACAATATCTACAAACAATTTAACTTGTTTGAAGTAAGAGATGAGTTCAACGAAACACTTTTCGAAGTGAGAGAAGAGAGGGACGACATTGATGAAACTAAAAACTTTGATGATATCACTGAATAATGGCGAAAAGAAAAGTTCCAAGTCAAGCTGCAAGCGGAAGGGATACCTTTAATGATAACTTAATCGGTAATCAAATTACTGATGGGTCAAGTCAGCTGACTGCAACAAACTTTTCGATAGATAAGACGATACCACAAAGAGATACTAAAAGTTTCACATCTGTACCTTTCTCTGAGTTCTTAACGATAGATGATCTTAAAGAAGAAACTGAAGCACCTAAAACTAAATCTAATAGGTCAGTAAAGAAAGAGGGTAAGGTAAAATTTAGACAAAATAAAGACGCGGGTTCTAAGACATTATTTGGGTCTTTAAATAAGAGGTTATCCTCATCTGTCAATAATATAATAGAACAATTCCCTGCGGGATTTTATATTGACAAGGATACTCCCATTTCATTTTCACAATATACCGCTGAAAATATCACATACGATATTAAGGCGAGAACAACCACTTTTAAGTTTGAGAAGTCAAAAATATTCAACCCTTTAGACATTGTACTTGAAAAACCTTCAAGTAATGTAAGTCCTGAGGTTAGTAATGAGTTTAAAAACTTTTTTGAAAATTATTCCAAGTACTCCCTTATTATTGATGAAGTAGAGTATGAAATACTAACATAT